CTCTGGCTTTGGGCTGCCGGTCATTATGAGGATGGAAACCTAAAAAAAATTACAACCGAAGAATTATCCTACGCTGGAAGATGGGATGGCGATCCTAAGATGTTTGAATCGGCGCTAATCGAATCAGGTTTTATGGAAAAAGGACGGGTTTTGCATAAATGGAAAAAGTACGGGATACGTTTACTTGTATCTGCGAAAGAACGCAAGTCTAAGTCTCGCAAGAATATAACAAAAGAAGAAGTCACACCTATGTCACGTGACAGTCACGTGACTACAGTAAGTAAGAAAGTAGGTAAGAAAGAGGGGATTGTTAAGGGGAGAACAGAGGGATTTAATCAGTTTTGGGAGGCTTACCCGAAGAAGGTAGGGCGTGGTTTGGCTGTTAAGTTATGGGATAAGCTACGGCCAAGCGATGACACTCTAAAAACAATCCTAGCCGCTATAGAGCAGCAGAAACAATCGGAACAGTGGAAAAAAGACGGCGGCCAGTTTATTCCCCATCCAAGCACCTGGTTAGGCCAGGAGCGCTGGACGGATCAGCCAGTTACGGTGTGCAAAAAATGCAACGGAAAGGGTGTGTTTACAGCTCGCGGCGAGTCAGGGGAGTATGAAATGCGGTGCGGGTGCAGATGAAACCTGAACCATCCGGATTTTGTTGGGGCTGCGGCCTCCCATGCTCCGGCCTATTCTGCAACGACAAGTGCTGCAAACGCTGGGAGCGCGACCAGCGCGTCCAGGAAAATCGAGGAGTCAGGCGGGGTAAACGCGCAGGTTATGGCGCGGGGGGATCAACTTAGCATGAAATTCACAGTGCCAGGAAATCCGGTCGGAAAAGAACGTCCTCGCAAGGGAAGATATGGTAATTTTTATACCCCACCTAAAACAAAAACCTACGAAGCGAGGGTGCGGGAATACTTTTTCGAAGCCTGTCACAGTCAGGGGTTTGAGTATCCGGCAATCTCGGTGCAAGTGATGTGTTATTTTGGATCAGGTCAACACCCCGACCCCGACAATGTTTTAAAATCCTGTCTTGACTCATTGCAGGACAAGAGGTTACATAAGGGCGTTTACCAAAACGTCGCCTACCGGAACGATAGGAGCATTGCTTCAAGCGTTGACTTTAGACTCGACCCCGCTAACCCACGTGTAGAGATTGAGCTACAATAGAGCCTCAAAACAGGGACGTCACCAACCCGGGTATTCGCACTCAGTTACACTTGGTCTACATCTAGCACAATCAAAATTTTCAGTCATAAAAGTCAAAGTCAGATCGAACTTGTTTTCTTCCCCCAACACTTTAAAAGCTTTTTTTTCCGCATCTAGCAAAGATGTGCTGATAATTTCTATGGTGGTTCTGTCAGGTTTCCTAAATACAAAAAGGTATCGGTTCATTCCAAGCTCCTTTTTCTCAAGACCTCAAATTCCTCATTCCCCTCGAACCGCTTCAAAAACTCATCCAAGTGGGTATCGCACACCGGCTCACACAGTTCGTAGTCTATCCCGATAGCGGGTTCTCCACACCGGCACTTGATTGTAAGCTCAAGGTTCTGCTCAAACATTTACACCTCCTGCATCCGAGCCAGCGTTATCCTAGCCGCCTCGTTTAGCGTGTTGGGAGGCTCCAAGTTCCGCATCCGGAACCACCCGTACACGATCCCCTCGGTTACAATGCTGATTGCGTCAGTGAGGTGGATTTCATTCAGGTTTTTACCTATCAGATTATGCAGGAGTTCGCTTGGGCGCATTGGTTGAGACGTTTCCAGGCTCAGCCGGTAGCGTTCGATCGCGGCGGATATTCGACCGAGTTCGGTTTCGAGTTCTAGGCGTTCTGTGGTGTTTATTCGCATTTTTGGCTCCTGGTATGCGTTTTAAGCTGCCCTAGTCTAATCCCTTGTCGTTTGGGGTGATCGTCCCGCCGGCGCAATCCTGGCGCGTCTGGTGGGATTGTGTGGGCTGTCGGGGGTATGCTTTCCCGAATTTCCACCCAAAACGCCCTTGCGGTCACCGCATACCCCAACCGCTCTTCCCAGGGCAGGCTTTTATCGCCGGCTTTCCAGGCTAGGCGGCATTGCTCGCGGCGGATAGCGTCAATCTCATGCTCAGCCGCCCTTCTCTCGCACCGTTCGCACTCTAGGCCATCATCGGCGCGGACGTGCTCGCAATCGTTACACCAGATTCGCGGCATTTATCACTCCTGTTTTGGCCTCGCTCTGCACGGGCGGGTGTTATTTACAGGGCGTCAGGTTTTATTTTTTAGCCCACTTTTCCGCTACTTTTTTTTGGTATTCCTTGTCGGCTTCAAGCTCTTTTTCTTTTCGTTCATTTTCTTTTTGTTCTTCATGGTTTTTTATTTTCTCCACGCAAATCGCCTTCGCCTCTTCAATCCACCGTTTTGCCGTAACTTGAGCAGATACAGGCAAACAAGAAATGCTCACCAGCTTAGCCACAGATGACGGGTACGGGTCTCCGTAAGCACATGAATCCTGGCACCCAAGAGTCCATTTAGCGTCAGGGTCTGTAGACGCAAACTCCACCCAACTATGATTGTCATAACCTATAAATATTCCACGATATTTATATAACATGCACCAGTGCCTGAACGCCTGCCCTCCGTGAGTGTCGCAACATTTAAAATTGTGCGCGTTAATTTTAAAGCCGTTGACATCGATTTCTGATATCATTTTTCCTTCTCACCTCGTGTTGCCGCGCAGTTAACCAGATACTCAATCAACGTGTGGGCCGCGTCCCGTTGATCTGGGGTGAGGGCGCCGTGTGTTGCCTCGTAGGTGATGCGCCAGGATTCATAATCTATTTTGAGCACGTCGGCGGCGTCGCATTGGTCGGCCTCATGCTCCGCCTTGATGTTCTCGCACCGTTCGCACTCTAGGCCATTGTCGGCTCGGACGTTCTCACATTTGTCACACCAGATGCGCGGCATTGGTAGCCTCCAATTTGTGCCTTTCTGCGTGTGCGCGGCATCGGATTTGATCATCCGCGCATAAAATCATATCCTCTTGTGGATGTAGGTGTCCGTAGCTTCCCTGGGAGTCAAGGCCGCCGTCGGGACAGCGCCAACGATAAAATAATCGACGCTTAAGCCTTTTATTATTTGTCATATTTTGCGCCCCGTATACGTCCATTCGCCGCCGATTTTTTCTAGAGTGTCAATCGTTTACCCACCCCGAATCAAAGTACCCGTAGTCAGTGATTTCTCGTACCAGCCCTGGACGTTCAGCAGTCCGAATCCGCACGCGAGTTTCCGCGTTTGCCGTGGGCCCCGATAAATATTTAATCGCGGAATTTACAGCGTCGGTGATTTTGCCGTGCTGACTAGGTTGCCCCACGTCTGTATTCCACGAGTTCGAGTTGCTATACTCGTAACTAACCCGATAGATTCCCATTCTCTGTTCCTCCTAGTTACCCGCTGGCGCGGGTGTTATGTCGCGCAATATGCGCGTCAACTTTAGTCGCTCCACAGGCTGTTTCCTCCGTTTGTCCCAATATGGCGACCTGCACTCCCCGCACCGGATCGGTTTGCCGTCGGCTCGTTTGGTGGTTTGCGGCCTGGGATACCACCGGCACCCGCACCGGCGGCATCTGTGGCGTTGGATTGTGATGTATTTGGTCATGATTTTTTCCTCACCTTCTGATTCTGAGCGGAACAGTTTTCCGGTGTGTGCCGGGCTCCGGTTTTGCGGCTCCACGTGATTTTGTCCCCTACGCTAAATGTCCCTCTACACGCCTGGCAAGTTCCCGAAAATCTGGCCGTTGTTGTGCTCATTTCCCGCCCTCCTGTTGCCCGCTGGTGCGGGGGTTTTTATTCCCGTCAAACCTATTACTATCGCGCAATCCAACCCGATTAACCCTGTAGACGTTTGGATTGTTGATAGCTCCGCGGTAATATTGTTGTAATCCACAATCACGGGGAGTGCGGGCGAGCCGGGCCTGATGTCTTTGTGACAGCGCACGCAATAGCGCTCCGATTTTGGCAGCCGCCTGTTATCTGGGTCGAGGTATCGCGTGGTGCTCATCTCCGTCCCTCCTTACCCGCCGGCGCGGGTGCTACTGATAATCCTATAGACTAACCTGGACGGGATACCGCGATCGTCTAACGCCTGCACCTCGTCCCGGTATAGCTCTAATGCCCGCCGGACGCTATCCGTCAATACGTCGCCTAATAAGCGCTCATCCTGCACTGTCTGTATCCAGATTCTAATTTTCATTTCCCGCCCTCCTGTTTTGCCCGCTGCCTGCGGGCTGCTGTTATCGTTGTTGCAATTATACGCTAACGGTACCGCCAGCGCAACTAGACACAGTGTAAGGTTTTGTGCTCAGTTATAAAAAAACAGGTAGACAAACAAAAAAGAGGTTGAAATCTCGCGAACAGCGGTTTATTCTGGTTTTGGCCGGCTGCCCACACGGGCTGGCGCGGGGTCTGACGCGTTATCCGTAGCCGGCCGCTAAAAATATGCGCACCTACCTCAATTGCCCGTACAAGATGCGATGGCTCGCCAAAAAGCACGGCTCCCGCTGGGATAATGAGCGCAGAGCGTGGTATTTTGACGGATTGCAGCTTCCAAAACAGCTGAAACGGTTCCTGCGCGGTAAATCCTGCCCTAAAATTGCGATAATGAACAGCAAACCCCAATACAATTACGCCAAACACCGTTTTTATTGGCGACGGTAGGAGGTAATATGCGGCCAACACAATAACCCAGCCGTGTCCCTGCGCGTGGAAGGTGACACCCAGCCAATACAATAGCTCGCGGCGGAGAGGTGGTAGACACACCCATGAACACGTGGGACGCGCCGGCAGTTGAAGCGCGGCGCCAGATTCGCGGAAGCTCGCAGGATGATTCCAACACGGCCAGCGGAGAAAAACCCGCACTTTTTTTATTTTTTTCAACCGTTTCCGACGGAAGGAAAGTTTCGCTCCCAAACGCCAATTCTACGTAATGTTTGAGCGCAAACACGTAGACAAACAACGTGCGCATCAGGCGCGTTGCACATCTAGTACGCAATCGGTAGGCGCTAATGATGGTACGCAAAGGGGGCTGCGCGCTCACAGTATCAGCACCGCGTTAAGATTTTCCCCCTCGCGGGGGAAACGTACGATTGTAAGTAGGGCAAATATTAAGCCGGAGCTGATCCGAACGCCGGAGCAGATCTCACCGTACGTAATTATCTCCCTAATGACTGTCTTAAAAACCCGACACAATGTAGCGTACAACGGCAATGGCGGACTCAACCTGTCAGGCCTGCTCGATCCGCTGGATGGTTTTTAGAGATTGTGTTGAGGTTTTGAGACAATCTCGACAGGTTTGAAGATATTTGTTGACAAAATGCGACAAAAAGTAGTATTTTCGCTACATGGGAGCGCCGAAGAGCGGATTGTTACCGGTCGAAGCTCGCGCCGTCAAAAGATTGGCGGCAAACGGCGGCAACAAAACTGAGGCGCTAAGATATGCCGGTGACAGCGATCCTCATGCGCACGCGCCGAGAGTGTTTGGCCGCCCCCGCGTCCAAAAAGCGATCCGCGAAATTCTCGGAACCTCAAAAATCCGCAATCTCCGCAAGTCGGTCTACCTCGACGGTTTGCAGATCACCGACCCTGACAATCCCGTAGCAGCGCAGCGTGAGCGTCGCCACACCGCTAACGATATCGGGCGTATTCTCGGGGATTATAACGATGCGAACGTCGAGCACACCGAGATCAACCACATTTTTTTTGCAGCCGTGATTGAGCGATCCAACCAACTCCCGCCTTCGAGAGAAAATGCGTAAATCCAAAGCAGCGACGGTACAGCCTCCCAAAATTGACGCGGAGCAATTAGCGCTGGCCTACGCCAAAGCGCGTCAATCTCTGGTCGCGTTCCGCTATATTCTGCTCGTCAACGATCTCAGCTCCGAGTCTGAGCCGGCATCGTTTCACGAGGACTGGTCGGTCGCTGCCCTGCACGGTGACACACACGAGGCGTGGGAAGCGTTCCGCGAGTCCGCAAAAACTCAATACCTAATGCGCGCGTTTCCACTCCACTGCCTCACGTTTCCAGATGACAAACGAGATTACGGAGTAATAATCAAAAACAACGCGACCCTCGCCCGCAACAAACTCCACGAGATCGAGCGGGAGTATCACGACAACCCTGCTCTGTCGGCGAGACTGATAAAAATCGTCGAGGAATCCGGCGATGTTTTTGAAATTGTTACACTCAACGACGATGGGAAAAAACACACAGTCCGAGTAGAAGCGTACGGCAAGGGCGCGTCAATCCGAGGTCTGTCAATCCGAGATCGCCGACCGAAATTTATCCTGATCGACGATCCACAGGACGTTGAGGACTCGCGATCCGAGACAGTGCAGGCGCAGGACTGGGAGTGGTTTTTGTCCGACGTGATGTTTCTGGCAAAATCGTGCAGGATTTTTCTGATCGGCAACAATCTCGGCGAGCGGTGTATTTTGGAGCGGGCGATCAACGCGGCGGATGAGCTGGGATTGCGCGCGCACCGCGTGCCCGCGATTATCGACGGTCAATCAGCCTGGCCGGCCAGATACTCACTCGGCGAGATACTCGCTCAGCGCGACAGTTACGACCGGATGGGGCAGATCGATATCTGGCTACGCGACAAGATGTGCACGGCTACCTCCGAGGCTAATCGCGTATTCGATGAGTCCGACTATCGCTGGTTCCCGCCGTTTCAGGCGGACAAACTGATGCGCGATTGCAAACTGTTTGCCACGATGGACCCTGCAAGATCAACCGACAAACAATCCTGCTACCGCGCAATCACCGTCAACGCCGTCTCTCAAGAGGGGTATTGGTTTATCCTAGAGATCCGCTATGGCCGATGGCCTCCCGCGACCCACATCGATATGATTTTCAACACCGTCACGCGCTGGGGACTCAGGACGTTCGGGATCGAGCGCGGCGAGTACCTGGATGTGATTCAGCCGTTTATCCACGAGGAGATGGCGAAGCGCCAGGTTTTTTTCGATGTGGTTCCGATCGAGCACGCCAAAGCGGGCAGCAAGTTGGAGCGGATCAAGATACTCGCTCCTCGTTTCCGCTCGCACACGATCTGGTTTCCCACCATGCCTGTGCACAGTGATGGTGACGGTAATTGGGTCAGTGAGATTAAGTCCGAGTTGGCCGGTGTTACTCGCAGTGAGATTAAGTCGCTCTATATCGATCTGGTTGACTCGTTGGCGATGCAAGAGCAAATCGCGCAGGCTCCCTATCGTCCGCGCAATGCGGCAAACCTGCCGCGTGAGGCGTTGATGGACGCGAGGTTGATTTGATGTGCACAACGTCGGACATTATCCCTATTTTGATCGGCACAGGTGCCGCCGAAGTGCAGCGGCGAGAGGCTCGGGAGGATGTAAAACGCCAAAAATCTCTCGCTGACACCGCAATACGACAGCAACAGGATGTGTTCAATCAGGCTCAGCAGCGTTTCGAAGAGGCGATTTTGCCGCAGGTGCCGGAGCCGGAGGTAATAAAAACGAGGGCTAAGGACAGGGCGCTTGCCAGACGGCGTCTTGCCGCGAGCACAATCCTAACCTCACCGATCGGGATTGCCACCGAGCCGGAAGTTTCACGCAAGACGCTCCTGGGACAATGATAATCCGCCCGACGGAACCAGTAGACACCGATTACCTGATTCTACTGGCAGAGATGATGCGAGCGGAATCACCCGCGTATAGGCGGTTAACGATCGATCCTGAAAAACTGAAAGCGATCGGTGATCAAAGCCTATTGCACCCGGATCGATTCTGCATTCGCGTGGCCGAGCATAAGGGGCGGATCGTCGGTTTTATCCTCGGTTACGTCAACGAGGTTTATTTTGGGCACGATTTAGTGGCGTCTGATCTCGGCCTGTTCGTCCCGCAGACCAATCGCGGCGGAAGGATAGCGTTAGCGCTGATCAAAGCGTTCGAGGATTGGGCGCGGGATAACGGCGCCGGCGCGGTTCAGTTGGGAATCACGACGGGTGTTCAACCTGAGCGCACGGGTGAGTTTTATCAACACCTGGGTTATTCGGAGTTTGGAATCGTTTACCGAAAGCAAATCGAAAGCGAGGGAAACAATGTGCGGAGGGAGTCCACCGCCACCGCCACCGCCGCCTAGGCCGAGTCCGCCGCCGCAACCACCCGCGCGGCCGGCGCCGGCGCCTACACAACCGGCACAGCAACCCGCAGCCAGGCCGCAAGCTCGTCAGCCTGAACCGGAAGAAGCACGAAGGCGAAGGCGCGGAGGACGCCCCGGAACCGTGCTTACGGGTCCCGGTGGGGTTCTCGGTGAGCCTCAGACACAAGCGCGCACGCTTCTCGGACAATAATGGCGTTAAAAGTAAAAGACATAATCGATCGCGCGAACGCGCTTAAAGCCGACCGCGGCAACTGGGAATCCTGGTGGCAGCATCTGGCTAAATACTGCCTGCCGCGAAAGGCCGAAGTAACCCAAAAAAAATCCTCTGGCACGGAATTTGACCGGGATGTCTACGACTCAACCGCGATCGAGTCGGCCAACCTATTCGCCTCCGGCATCATGGGCTATATGACAAACCCCAATGAGGTTTGGTCTCGATTGCGCGCGAGCGATGATTCAATCCAGGAAGCCGAAGGCGTTGCGGAGTTTTTCGAGAGGGCAAACGATGATATCCACCGCGTCTTTCATGGCTCTAATTTCTACGAGCAACTCTTCGAGTTTTATCTAGATTTCGGCATCTTCGGAACATCAGGATTCTACTCGGAGGAAGATCCGTCCGATCTTGTCCGGTACTATTCCAGGCCGATCAGGGAGCTTTTGTTCGAGGAGGATGATCGGGGCCGGCTAAAGATCGTGTACCGGATATTTGAAATGACGGCGCAGCAGGCCGTGGAGCGATGGGGAGAAAAAGCCGGAACCCAGATTGTTAAAGCGGCGAAGTCCAGGGCTAACGATAAGTTTGAGTTCCTGCAATGCGTTGGGCCCAGAACCGGATTCGATCCGTCGAAGCGCGGAAGGTTGAACAAGCCGATTCAATCTGTTTGGATATCAAAGACGGATAACGCGTTCATCACCGAAGGCGGATTCGACGAGCAGCCGTTTCATATCGCGCGCTCGGCAAAAGCATCGGCTGAGAAGCATGGCTATTCACCTGCCATGAACGCGCTCCCTGACATCAGGATGGCTAACCGCATAGCCCAGGTTCTGATTCGCGCGTCAATGAAAGTCACTGACCCTCCGATGATGCTGCCGCATGATAATTACGTTTTCCCGATCAGTATGAACCCCGGAGCCGTTAACTACAAACTGCAATCAACCGGTGCCGGATCGGATGAAAAAATAGAGTTTCTGATGTCTAAGGGAGATTTGCCGGCAGGACGTGAGATGCTCTTCGACACCCGCGAGACGATCAAGCGGGCTTTTTTCGCCGATCTATTCTTGATGCTCTCACAGCGCAGCAAGCAGATGACGGCATTTGAGGTTTCAGAGCTGATCGGTGAGAGAATGTTGATCCTGGGGCCGATGCTGGTTCGATTGCAAAATGAGCTCTTGCAACCCGTCATAGTCAGGACGTTCAACATGCTACTGAGGTTAGGCAGGCTTGGCGAGATTCCGGCGGCATTATTCGATGCGCCGGATTACAGAGTCGAGTACGTCTCGGTGCTGGCGCGGGCTCAACAGCTCTCGCAGCTAAGAGAGATTCAAACCTTCATGATATCGGCGGCCGAGCTTTCAAAGATTAACGCTGAGGTTATTGATCTGGTCAATGCCGACGAGACGCTGCGCAAGATAGCTGATCTGTCCGGGATTAGCGTCAAGCTGATAAATTCCGATGAGGCTATCGAGCAGCGCAGGGCGCAGCGCAGGCAGGCGGAGGAAGCGGCCAACCGCGTTGCGATGGCGCAGGCCATCGGCCAGGCCGCCAAGACGGGCGGTGAGGCGGCCAATGAGTTTTCTGAAGCAGGTGTAATCGGAGGGGGGAGATGAAATTCAATACAAGAATTTCAAACGTAGAAGCTGTTCAGTGGAATCCCGAAATGGGCGCTGTCAGTGGAGTGAGGGCGCGTCCGAAAAAGCATGAAGCAAACCCTGATGATTGGTACGTCAAAGACCGGTTAGGACGCGAGAAGCCGATTCAGAGTGGTGATTGGGTGCTGACGCATCCTGACGGCTCGCATGAAAAGCTTGAAGACGGAGAATTCCATGCCCTGTATGAACCGCTGAATCCGGTTGTCGAAAAACCCGAACCCGAACCCGAACCTGAATCTGAATCAAGCCAGGATGTAAAAAACGAAGAGGAGCCGAAGCGCCGTGCCGGACGACCTCGAAAACAATCTTGACGAAAAACGCAAAGCCGAGATTGAGCAGCTTGAGCGGCAGTATCAGCGGCTCTTCGATTCTGACGACGGGAAAGCCGTGATTCGTGATCTTGCCAAGTTTTGTTTTGTTCATAGCTCGACCTATGTGCCCGGATGCACGGATGCAATGCTGATCAACGAAGGATGCCGGCAGTTGTTTTTATACATTGCATCCCGAACGCGCATGGACATAACCGAAGCTTATCTGAAACGGGAGAAGCAAACATAACCAGTCCTGAAAGGGACAACTGGAGGAAAGATGGACGATTGGAAATCTTTATTATCGCCGGAGATTAAAGATCACCCAAGCATGGCCGATTTCAAAGAAGTCGGTGATCTGGCTAAATCATGGGTCAATGCGCAATCTCTGATCGGCGCTGAGAAGCTTGTCATACCGAAAGATGAGAAGGACGAAGCCGGATGGAATCAGGTTTACGCGAAGCTTGGACGTCCTGAAGCTTCCACAGGATACAAGCTGCCGACAATCGAAGGCGTCCCCGAAGGATTCACCATCGAGGAAGAGCGTGTCAAAAGTTTCCTCGACAACGCGCACAAGATTGGATTGACCCAGCGTCAGGCTGAAGCTTTATACCAGAGCTACGTTACCGAGCAGTTGGGACTTTTTAACCAACATTTGGAATCAGGCGATCAAGCCCGAGCGGCCGCCGAAAAAGCTCTACGGGTTGAGTGGGGAAAAGGTTATGAAGCGAACCTATCCCTGGCGAAGAAATCGCTATCCTGGGCGCTTGGGAAAGAAAAGGCTCAGGAAATCGCGGATCGCTACGGGAATGACACAACCTTGTTAAGGCTGCTGGCCAAAGTAGGTAATGAGTTGAGCGAGGATGTTCTCGGACCCGGCTCGCCTAAGCCTGGCGATCTAACGCCGGATTCAGCACAGAAAGAGATAAGCGCCGTTCTTTCCGATCCGAAGCATCCTTATCATCTGAACAATCACCCTGAGCATAAGGCGGCGGTCGATCATGTCAGCCGGCTTTTTGAGCTGGTGCACGGAACCGAAGCCGTCGCATGAGTGAGAAATCAGAAACCGAAAAGATAAGAGAGCTGGCCGCCGAGAAGCTGGTCGACTTTATGAAATTCATCCAGATAGCCCAGCTTAGGCTTCGGTGCGCTGAGATCGTATGGACTACAGGAAGTCAAGAGCATCGGAAAAAAATTGAAGTCGAGGCTGAAAGATTGTATAATTTCGCTATTCCAAGACCCTCGAAGGAAAACCTTCCATGAAGGCCCTTGAGGCGAGTCATCAGGTCCGTGCGGGCAACCTGAATCTGTTAAAAACAGCTACAGGAGGATTTGATGGCTAACGTCACAACGGCTTTCGTTAAACAGTTCGCCGCAAACATTATGCACCTGGTGCAACAGAAAGGTTCCAGGCTGCGTCCAACCATCATGATCGAGCCAGGAGTTGTCGGAGAAGAAGCCTCGTTCGATCAGCTCGGCACAACCAAGGCGCAAAAGAAAACAACCCGAAACGCGGATACGCCGCTTTCGCAACCCGATCATGCGCGCCGATGGGTTACGCTATTCGACTACGAAGTCGCAAAGCTGCACGATAAGCAGGATCAGCTTAAAATGCTCTCTGATCCCACCAGCCGTTACGTCCAGTCCGGCGCTTGGGCACTCGGCCGCGCGATGGATGATGAGATCATCGCAGCCGCAACCGGAACCGCCCGAACCGGAAAGACAGGCAGCGACAACATAACGCTTCCGAGTGCTCAGAAAGTCGCCCATTCCTCAACCGGAATGACGATTGCGAAGATTCTGGCCGCCAAGGAAATCCTGGATACCAACGAGGCCGACGAGGATGAACCACGGTTCATGATCGTGACAGCCGGTCAGGTTACTGATCTCCTGAACACAACCGAGGTTAAGAGCGCTGACTACAATACGGTAAAAGCCCTCGCGGCGGGACAGATCGATACTTTTTGCGGATTCAAATTCGTGCGCACACAAAGGCTCGGAACCGATAGCGATTCGAACCGGCAAGTGCTGGCATACAACAAATCAGGGATATTACTTGCCATCGCGCAGGATATCGTAAGCGATATCGGCCCAAGGCGGGACAAATCGATGGCAACCCAGGTTTATTTATCGCTTGGCGTGGGTTCCGTGCGCATGGAAGAGGAGAGGGTTGTTGAGATTGCCTGTACGGAGTGATAACCGGTTGGTTTAAGAACTACGCTATAGGCTAACTAGGAGGATAATATGTCGTCTGTAAAAGGGGCTAATCGAACGATCGCCGATGACACCAGCGTTGACCACACGCTTGACCCTGGGTTATTCGGCGGAAACGTAAAGGTGATGGCCGACACCTACGAGGCAGCTGCGCTCGCCTCAGGCTCGGATATCGAAATGGGCGGGGATCTCCCCGTCGGAGCGCGTGTTTTGGGAGGAATCCTTTACTACGACGCGCTCGGAGGCTCGGTTACGCTTGATGTCGGAGATGCGGAAGACCCGAACAGGTATCTTGACGCTGTGGATGCCTCATCCGCCGGCAGCACTGTTTTCAATTTGCCGGATGGCGCCGTTTATGAGGTTGATGAGACAGATGAAGATAACACCGACCGGCAGGTTGTGATTACGACGGGCGGCGCTTCCGCGACCGGAACGATCAAGCTCGTTTTGTTTTACACGCACGAATAATTTGGGGAATTAAACGATCGAAATAGAGGCCGGTCGGGATATCCGGCCGGCCTTTAACTTCAAACATGGCTACAGACGTTCAGATAGCAAATCTTGCTCTCAGGCGCATAGGTCAGAAAAGCATAACATCTTTAACGGATTCGGCAGATGTCGTTGCTGTTAAGGTTAACGACGTTTACGGCCTTCTGCGTGATTCTCTGATACGCGAGCACCCATGGCGGTTTGCGGTTAAGTCTGCGATCTTGGGGCATGTCGTTGACGCGGACGTGACCATCACGGGTGCTACAGCCGCAGACCCCGTTGTGATAACGGCAGCAAGCCATGGTTTCTCGGATGATGACGTTGTCTCTATCCGTGATGTAGGCGGCATGACGGAGATTAACGGGAAGAAATTCACCGTAGCTAACAAGACAGCCAATACTTTTGAGCTTAAAGACGAAGACGGCTCTGATCACACAGCCTACACATCCGGCGGAATCGTAGGCAAGGTTTCTGTCATATCGCGCGCAATCAAATTTGCGAATCGATATCTGCTGCCCTCTGACTATTCGCGGATTCTAGATATCAAAGGCGAGCCGGAAAAAGAGTTTGATTATGCGATTCAGGATGGTGGAAGCGGAAGCAAAGAGCTTTTGATCGATGACGCCCAGATAAACATCCGGTATATCGCAGCCATAACGGATGCCTCTAAATTCGATGCCACATTTGTGGACGTGTTTGCTTTTAGGCTGGCAGCAGAGCTTGCTTTTACAATCAGCCAGTCAAGAACATTGTCGGCAGACATGGCTGAGGCTTATCAAGATGCGCTTGCTAAAGCTAAGGGATTGCAAGCTATGGAGCGCGGAAGCTCTCAACCTATCAGGCAGGATGATTGGCTGGATTCACGAAACTAATGCCTAAATCCTCTCACATTCAGACCAACTTTACGGCAGGCGAGCTTTCCCCAAAACTATTCGGCCGCGTCGATGTCAGCAAGTACGCGAACGGAGCTGCTGAGGTTTTGAATTTTCTAATCACCCCGTTCGGCGGAGCCCAGCGAACACCCGGCACCCGCTTTGTCGGTGAAGTGAGGGATTCCGATGATGCCGTCCGTTTAATTCCGTTTCAATTCTCAA